TTAAACAAAATTATTAAGGAAAAGAGTTCGGTACTGTACCGAGCTCTTTCCATTTAGATTTAATCGTATTCTGTCGTTGTTGTAATAAGTGATGTATTGTTTTATTTCTTTTTTCAACTCATTGATTGTTTTAAACTTTTTGGTATAAAACATCTCAGACTTCAGTGTTCCGAAAAAGTTTTCAATCACGGCATTGTCCAGACAGTTCCCTTTTCTGGACATACTGTGAATAATTCCTTTTTCTTTTAAGATATTTTGATATGCCTTCATCTGGTATTGCCAACCCTGATCTGAGCGTAAGATGATATTTTCTGTATTTTTAATTTTCTTTAAGCTCTTTTTCAGCATATCTGTAATCTGCGCAAAGACAGGTCTTTCTGAGAGATTATAGCTGATGATTTCATCGTTGAATAAATCGATTATCGGAGACAAATAAAGCTTGTTTCCAGAGACTTTAAACTCAGTTACATCAGTTGCCCATTTTTTGTTCGGCTGGCCGGCTTTAAAGTTTCTTTTCAAAATATTGGGCGCTATTGTAAATCGTCAGCAAAAAGTGGACATAAGACATTAAAAATTTAAGGAGTGTTTTCAAAAAAATAATTACATTTAATTATGGAAACACCTAAAAAGAAAAGTTCCGAAAAATTCGTAAAAGATCTGGTCTTCCGTATTTTGCATTCAAATTCTTTGATTATATTTACAAATTATACTTTTTATTATCAAGATTATAAAATAGGTTTGACAATATTTACAATAACCATTCTTAACATTTAATAAACATGATGCAATCTTTATTTGATAAAGATGAGAATTCCATAGAACCGATCGAGATAGATAATGGCATTTACATCTATAATCCTACTTTTTATGAAAAGGAAGTAGCCGATAGTTACTTTAGCGAACTCCTAAACTCGATTATTTGGGAACAGCAAAAGATGAATATGTATGGCAAGGAAGTGCTATTTCCTCGATTAACCACTTGGTATGGAGATAATGACAAACCATATTCTTTTTCTGGAATTACATTAAATCCACATGCATGGAATTCATTATTGCTAAATATTAAGAAGGACATTGAGAATCTTTCGGGATCTTCCTTTAATTCGGTTTTGTTAAATAGATATCGAGACGGAAATGATTCAATTTCATGGCATACTGATGCTGAAAAAGAACTTGGTGAAAATCCAGTTATCGCCTCAGTGAATTTTGGTGAGGAAAGAGTATTTCAATTGAAGCATAAAGATACTGGTGAGAGGATTGATATTCCTTTAAAGCATGGTAGTGTATTGATTATGATGGGTGAGTTACAACACTTTTGGAAACATCAGATTCCAAAATCTAAAAAAATACTAAAAGAGAGGATTAATTTAACTTTTCGGATGATTAAATCTTAGGGGGTATATCTAAATGTTAAAAAGTAATAGTATTAAAAAAAGCCCAAAAACAGGGCAAAAAAGCCAAAAAAAAAGGAATTTTAAATTCTACAAAAACGTTATTATACCGATATAAAGCGTTATTATACCGATAATATTTTTGATAAGAAATAGTTGTTATAAGGCAGTACAGCTTGTTTTCTGCCTATAATAAGGCTCACAGTGATATACTAAAATGAAAAGGAATAAATTAGATAGTAACAATTTTTAAACTTTTGGAATGTTACTTTATGTGTTACTAACAATGTTACTGTTTTATTTCAGTGATATTTTGTTTTTTTTTATAGGTTTTAATTCTTTGTTATGAGTTGTTTTAAACTATAAACCTCACCCTCAAGATCGCTCATTCTATCGTAAATATCTGCAGGATCTGGCAATTGAAAGTTTAAATGTAATTTAATTTCCCATATTTCTTTAATGCTAGCAGGATTTATATTTTGTGCTGGAAAATTTTTCCTATTGTCTGACTTACAGATTAGGTTGTTATATTTCCGTATCTTATTAATGCATCTTTTTACTAAGCCATCCTCTAACTCGCTTGAAATAACCGCATATATTTGATTGTCTTTAATGTCATCTATCCAATTTTCAACAAACTGACCAACTACATAACTCTTGTTCGGTATAGTTGGAAACATAGAATTCCCTTCTACTTCAAACATTCTAAATATACCATTATTAAGCCCGGGCATTCTATACGAAGGTAACTTAGAGATAAATTTTGTGCTGCTGTAGCCTTTTAAATATCCAGCACTTAAAGGAATTGGTACTAAAGCGATATTGTCATTATTATGAGAATCTATAGTTACAACAGCTGGTGATCTTTTTTTGTAGTCAGATACAGGCTCATGCATAAAACTATCTTCATCAACCGAACTATTTTTTACATTTGGTTCACTAACATTTAAACTAACATTATTACTAACATCTAATTTGTTAGTTTTTTCTTCACTTTTAGTCTCACTAATCAATTCCTGAACAGAAACATTTAATACGGATGCAATTTTTCGCAAGTTACCAAGTCTTATATCTGCTTTTTCATTCTCGTAATCTACATAAGATCGCTTTGGAATGCCGGTAAGAGCAACCATCTCGTCTTGAGTTAAGTTTTTATTTTCTCGAATCCTTCTGATATTCAGCATAAATGAAAAATATATTGCAATTTTTCGCTATAAACTTGCGAGAAATTGCAACTATGTTATATATTTGCGTAATAATAATATGCAAAAGTAAGAAAATATGGCAACTCCCAATGAGAAAATTAAAATAAAAGTGAGTGAAGTAGCAGCTGTGCTTGGCTGGAGCTATACTACAGCCAAGTCTATTAAGGATCGACAATCACCAAAAGACCGATATCAAGTTTATTTGGAATGCGAACAAAAGCTTATAGATGCAAAAGAACAAATCAATATAGAATTATCAAAACATTAATATTATGAAAAAGCTATTACAGACAATTATTAGTCACAAAACAATCCCTGTTACTGATGCTGAGAATGGTAAAAAGCAACAAGCAACCTACCTTATGGTATTCGGTATCACCCTGCATATCAGTTATAAATAGTAAATCCTAAACGGTTTAAATCGGTGGTTCGATTCCGCCGATAGGAACAATTAAAACATTATGAACTTCAGACAAAGCGACATCATTATACGTAAAAGTGGGGACAAACAAACCGTTTGGCTCTCTCAACGTTTGGTAATGGATGTATGCGATATTTCTGATAAGATGTTTACGGTATTAAGAACTCGCTTTAAAAGTTCAGTTCAAGCATGTTACCATCATCACAACATATTGCCGGATTCGGGCAAAGGTTGGCGATGGGCAAAAATGGATGCTGGATTTTATTATGATCTCTCGCGTATACCAAACAGATCACCACAAAATTACAGAGAGTTATTCGGTGACTCCAGTGAATTAGTAAGGAAATATCAAGATTCGATTAATAACTCTTCCACTTCAGACTTTGAAACAACATTTAAACGACATTTAAATGCTGTTTACAGAACATACTTAGAGTTTTATTCAGATGCAAATGAGGTGCAAAAAGTCGCACTTGCAAAAGCTTGCAGCGTTATTGATTTTATTTTAGATAACAAAGATTCATATCCGGGAACAAAAAACAAACTTTATAAAGATCTCGAGCCAGTACTCAAGAAACTTGATTTACAATATATCCCTCATCATTATTTAAGACTGAAGGAAAAAATTGAAGAGCTATTTGCAACTGATTCTCTTTCAATTCCTGATATTATAAAATTGCCGAGAGCGGGTAATACAAATTCAATGGTGTTTGATGATGCAGAAGTTTTATCATGGACGATGCAGCTTCGTAATATGCCGAAAAACTACAGCAACGATTATATTATTAGAAAGATTGCTGATATGTGCGAAATGACAGGCAAAAGAATGCCTTCACGTCGTTGGTTCGGACAAAACATATTTGAATTACCAAGTACTAAATTTTTAACATCGAAAAGATATGGTTCTAGTAGAAAATCTCATATACACAAATCATACATCCCCGGATCAAATGCATTATATGCTGGCGATTGTTGGGAAATGGATGCAACGAGGGTGAATATTACGTCTCACATAGTTGAAGTTACTAATGAAGAAACAGGAAAAAAATCAAAAGTTGAAAAATTCTTGATGGTTGTAGCTATTCGTGATGTACATAGTGGTGATATTTTGGGTTATTCTTTTGATCATGCTGAAAATAGAATGGTTTACAGTAACGCAATAGCTATGGCTGTTCAAAAAACAGGTTATTTGCCTTATGAAATATTGACCGACCGTTTTCCCGGTCACAACACAGCTGAGATACAGGAACTATTTTCCAGACTGGAAGATTTAGGGGTTCGCATTGAACTTACTCACAAAGCAAACAATAAGGCAGGTGTAGAACGTTTCTTTAGAACTTTACAGCAAGTAACAATGCCTGACAGTGATCATTTCTACGGTGATGGTATCCAGTCAAGAGGTTTGTCGGCTTTCCGTTCCCCGGAATACCTTGTCCAAATCAAAAAAGAAAGCAAAAAAGCGGGCTTTGACATGTATAAAGCGGTTGAAGAGTCAACATTTATAATTGAATCTTTCAGAGATACAATGTACAGCAAGTACAGCCGAAAACATAGTAAACTTCACAAGTCACCAAGACAGATACATCAAGAAAGCGAAAAGCCTCATGTTACAGAAGTGTCGGAAGCAACAATATCCATGTTGTTTGGTCTTAAAAAGACTGTTCAAATAAGAAATAACGGTCAGATTGCGACTGAAATTTACGGTGTTAAGATGCATTATTTCATCAGTCCTGCCTATTACGATATTATAAAGAATTATCACACAGAATCTGTTGTACTATCGTATGACATTGAAAACCTTGATGTAGTGTTTTTGTGGAGAAAGAACGGTAATCTGTTGATTTCTCTTTGTGAGGCTGAATATTTCGTGCCTGCAAAAACTAAAGGACCAAACAAGGCGATGCAACAGGTAGGAGTAGCTAAGGCGCGTGAAAAAGCTATTGAGGAACTTAAAGAAAAGGACTATCAGCAAATAATAGGAGAAGAAAATATACTGTTAGGAAAGTACGGTAAGAAAGACGAGATCAATACTGCCGATGATTATTACAATGACTATCCTGTTAAAAAGGTATCCGGAAGTGACATTCAACCGGATACTTTAGAAGGCGACTATCTAAATGATCGCTCTTATTACTAAGAAATAAATTATAGATATGACAAATTTACAAAAAAATGAGATCATCCAACTCATTGAAACTGAAAAAATCAGACTAGGAAGCTATGCAAAAGTAGCAACGAAATGCGATGCCAGTACCGCTACAATTTCTCAGATGATTAACAGGAATCACGATTTAATAAAACCTGAGATGTGGTCAAAAGTTGGTTTTGCATTGGGCTTTGATGACAGCGAGTGGCAAATTGCTGAAACTATAGGTTACAAAAAAGTAGCAAACATCTGCACGGATGCCAAAAACGAAGCTTTTTTCATGATCCTTTCATGTCCTGCCGGAACTGGTAAGACTGCACCTTTAAAAACGTATTACGAACTCAATTCTGATCAGGAAGTTTTCTATATCAAGTGTCGTGAATGGGCAAAGCGCGAATTCCTTGTAGAACTGTGCAAAAGTTTAGGGATTGATGCTTCCAAGCATTACGTACATGTTGATAAATTAGGATCAAAAGTATCAGAATTTTTCAATCAGAGAAAAGGCAAGAAACCTCTTTTAATTGTTGATGATGCAGGTAAATTAAGAGATAGTGCAATGCGATGGTTTATCCATTTATTTGATGAAAATGAGGATAACATGGGCTGTCTAATGGCAGGAACTGAATATCTTGAAAAAAGAATCAGAGATGGCGTAAGGCTGAAAAAATTAGGATTTGATGAAATTGAAAGCCGTTTTGGAAGAACTTATTTAAGCCTAATTGGAACCACACAAAAAGATGTCCAACTAATTTGTTCTACTAATGGCATACACGATCTAGCATTACAAAATGCACTTTTTACTGAATGTAAACCACTCAAAAAAATAATTAAAACTAGAGACGGAAACCAATCCATAGAGGTAATTGATGATTTACGTCGCCTGAAGAGAGTAGTTAAAAGAGAAAAATTAAAATTACAATACGCATAAAATGGAAACAAACAATATAGAAAACGAAGTTTTAGATATTCTTCAGAAGGTTAAGGAGGTTATTTATGAATGTGATCGACTATCACAGAAACTAATAAATGAAACAAAATCAAAGCTTGATGTTTTAGAATTGGAGTTGCATCAATATCCGTCTGATAAACTACAGTATTTAGCAAGAAATAGCGATCGAGTAAGAAATTTATTTCAGGAGATCGAAACACTACAAAATAAATTATAACAACAAAAAACATTTAATAATGATCACACAATTCACATCAAAAGACAAAGTTTGGATAGATGAGTCCGGAAACCAAATTCCTTACAATAGAACAACTCCTATTGAAAGAATGAAAGAAAAAAGTGCCTTCTCACTGGTAAAAAAAGGCAAAGGCATTTCTAAGTTTTTAACTGAAATGAAAGATGCCGTTGTAAAAGCTACGGAGGAGGTTCTACAAGCTGAGCGCGAAGCTCACAATGTAAAGCTTGACGGCAAAGGAAATTACACATGGTATAATTTCGACAGAAGTATAAAGGTTCAAGTTGATATGAGTGAGCCTATTCGATTTGACGAAATTAAGATCGCTTCTGCAAAAGAAAAACTAATGAGTCTTATTAGGGAAAATATTTCAGGTGATGAATTTATTATCTCTATTGCTGAAGACGCATTTCAAACTTCATCAGGAAGATTGGATCCTAAAAAGATTTTAGGCTTGAGAAAACATTCACAAAGAATCAAAAACGAGACTTTGAAAGCAAAGTGGGATGAAACAATGCAGCTTATTGATAGCAGTATTACGCGACCAAAAAGCAAATCATACTATAAGCTTTGGATCAAAAATGATGATGGTAAGTATGAAGGTGTAGAACTTAATTTTTCAGCATTATGATTACAGAACAGACAGCCATTATTGTAACGGTTTGCTTCTTATCAGGTTTTTTATTAGGAGTAATCAGTTCATTTTTGATTTTGTGCAGAAACATTAAAAAATAAATCCCAAATGGTTTTCCGGCGGTTCGATTCCGCCGATGGGAACAAAGAAATTATAAATATGAGAGCAATCGGTATTACAGCTTTTATTGATAAAAGCTTTGATACATTCGCTTTTGAAGGCGAATAGTTAGAAAGTTTCGGGGAACCGGAGAAGAACTTCAAAATGCTATTGTACGGCAATTCCGGCAACGGAAAAACCGAGTTCAGTGTGAAATTAGCCAAGTATATGGCAAACTTTGGTAAAGTGTCTTATATCAGTCCGGAACAGGGTATTTCTAAAAGTCTTCAAGATGCTATTGTGAGAAACGATATGAGTACTGTTGCCGGAAAGGTAATGTTTCTTACTGGTGGAACCTTTGACGAATTATTAGTTTACATAAGAAAAAGCCGATCCAAAACGATCATTATTGACAGTTTGGATTATATGAAGCTGACCGTTGACCAGTTTAAAATTTTAACTAAAACTTTTCCGAAAAAGGCATGGGTTATCGTAGCGTGGGCAAAGGGTGGCGCTCCCAAAAGCCAGCATGCAAAGGATATTGAGTTTATGTGCGATATCAAATCTTATGTAGAAAACTTTAAAATCTCTTTACCAACCAGCCGTTTTGGTGGAAATAAAGAGTTTGTAATTTGGAAAGGAGCCAACCAAAAGCATGTAAGATCAACACATCAGCCATTACAATCTTTATTTGATGAGGAATGAAAAAGTTTAAGAAGAGAATAAATATAGACAATGCTACTGCTTTTAAATTGGAGTATTTGGATGGTAAAAATGTATTAAAAGAGAAAGAATTCACCACTTACAAAGCAATGGATCAGTTTCATAGTAGGCAAAAAGCTTACTTGTATTTAGAGCTACATAGATACGCTTTTGTAAATGAGAGATGGCATCGATTTATAAAGCTTACATCTCAATTTGTTTTTGCACAAGAAATAGAGTTTATCAATAAAATATTTAATGAAAATGTTGAAGTTGAAAATCCTCAAATTTTAAAAAATGAAGAATAATAACATCACTAAAAATAAACAATTATGGCACTACACTCAAGAGACGTACAGAAACTATTAAAAGCCGGATTTTTTATAATCCGTGAAGATGTCCAGAAACTTGCAATAAAGAGAAAAACAGCAGATCAGCCGGACTGGCACATCTTAAAAAATGGGTATACAAGTAAAGCCGGGTTACGCAGGGGAATGAATGAATTACTATTATCATCGAAGGTAATAGAGGATTAAAGAAGATTAAATCATCCCAAACGGTTTTTTAGAGCGGTTCGATTCCGCTCTTGGGAACAAAATTTTATACGAATGAAAAAATATTATCAATTCAACGCGTGCATTTATTTAAGTGTAGACAACCAAGAATCAATATTAATTAAGCTGGAATCAGTTGGTACTGAAATATCCATATATGATAGAGGGCACAGACCTGTAGAATTTGAAAGGATGAAAGAAATTAGTGCTGAAGATTTTAAAAATGTTTACAAATCGGCTTTAAAGAGAATAATTGCAAAAATGTAGTTTTTTTTAACTCTAAAAACATAATTATTATAAGATGAATAGAACAATTATGATCAACAAATTATTGGAAAGATTCAGTGAGTTTGCTATAGGACAAACAATATATTTCCACACAAAACGAACTACCAATATAGATGATACTACCGATGAGGAATTAAAAGAAATTTATTTGCTTTTTTTTCCATTGCAACCATCCGTTTCTGAGCAGTTATTTGATGCTAAAAATAACGAAATTTTAAAAAGATTTAGATCAAATGTGCTTACAATTGCTACGCGGGTTGGTGTTAAAGAGGCTAATTGCTGGAATAAATTTAATAATTGGATGCTGAATAGCAGCAAGTACAAAAAAAAGCTTAATGATCATACTCTTGAAGAATTGAAGGCTTTGGAATTACAATTGAGAGCTACTGAAGTTAATTATAATAGATCAGCTTTGAAAGTAGGAACCAAAGCATGGCATCATAAACATAACTTAAATCCTCCCTCAGAAAACTAAAATAACATTAAAATATATGAATATACTAGACAAAATTTATCCGGAAATATCGATTAAAATTGATGCTGAAGATTTAAAAGTGATCATCGATTTTTTAAATGAATGCGGCATGCAATTGCAGCCTGATCAAAAGGTATTAAAGATAAAAGCATCCGTTTCTCTTTTAAAAGAGATTAGAGACAAATTTGTTATTAAGCACTATACAAAGAAAGGAACAACAAAACAATTTCTTATTAAACTAAAAGCTTATCATTTGTTCGCCTTATTGGATGTTTTTGCTTTAAACGATGTTGTAAACGGATCAAAACCATTTGAAAAAAATTGTATAGTAAAATACAATAATATTTTTCACCAAAAATTGACCGGAATATGAGAACCTTCATTGCTAAAAACATGAAAAACGGTCTTAAAATAATCTTTAAATTCAATTTAAAAGGTGTTTTGGAGATCATAGAATACCAAGGTGATTGGACGGTCGTAATGGTTGAAAAGTGGAAACCACACGTTCCTGCAAGTACAGATAATATGCTTGCCGAAATTCAAAATCAAAAGCCTGATAAACCATGGATATTTGCAGAAGTAACTGATGTATCTTTTGATTCTTTTTACAAAAAATATCCTAAAAAGGTTGGAAGACGTGAAGTAACTGAAAAGGGATGGAAAAAATTATCAGAAGTAGACCAGTTGGAGGCTATTCTTTATATTCCAGAGCTTATAAAATTAAAAAGTGATGGAACAGCATTCCCTTATCCGGCAACATATCTTAATCAAAAACTTTGGAAGTGATAAAAATTTACAATGAAAATAAATGGATTTGAATATAAAGAAAGCGAAGTCCTTGATGCTTTAAGAGCTAAAGGATATTTAATAATACCTTATAGAACGTATGATGAAGTACATATACACGGTAGTAGATTTGTGAAGGAATGGTATGATACGCAATGTGCTGTAAGAGGCGATGAAATTCCTTCAGACGAAAATACATGGCAGAATGTAGCAATAAAAGAGTTTCAAAAATCCTTTACAAAACCTAAACTTTTGTAGTTACGGAAACCCTTTGTGAAATTATTAATTAACGATTTAGATTTGTAAAAAATTAACATTATGAATAGTATAAATATCAGTGCGCAAAATGATTATATAGATATTATCTTATTGGGTTTAAAAGAAATATCAGTAGGAATAGGGATTTCAGAACTATGTGATGTTTCAGTAAAAAAAGGTGATTACGGTTCTACAATTATTTTTGTTCCAAAAGGCAATGTCAATGTTCAGGATTTCTTTTGGTTTGGCTATTATTTAGGACGTGATTATAAATTGGATATGAATGAAGTAACGATTGTTTCTGAGAAAGAAAAAAGAAATAAAAATAGTCTAAAGCCTGATAATGAATTGTAGAATTTCTATACCTTTTTCTTAATTTTACAAAAAAATAATTATGAAAATCTTACTTCTGCTTGTATTTCCTTTTTTTGTTTATGCTCAAAATAGTGATAAATATTATGCAAAAGCCATCGAATCACTTGATAGAAAAAATTATACTGAGGCTAATAAACAAATCGATAATGCTATCGCATTAGATAGCACTAATTTAGAGTATAGATGGATAAAATCTCGAGTAAACTTGACCTCACAGTCGGATAGGAATAACTTTATCACTGCCATTAAAAATTTAGAATTCATCTTATCTAATGGAGGAAAATCAGCAAGGGTTTATAATGCAATTGGTATTGCTGAAAGAGAATTAGGCTACCAAATTAAGAACTTTGAAAGACCTTCTGAAGATAACAGTTTTAAAGATGACAATAAATTTGATGAATGGAAAGTAATTAACAAAAAAGCTCTACAACACTTGATATTGGCTTCAAAATATTTTGAACAAGCAGAAATCATTTTAAAAGGCTCAACAAATAACGCCGATATTTATTTAAATAATGATATTGAAGATTTAAAAAATAAATTGCGTCAATAAAAAAAATCCTGAAGTCATTTCAGGATTTTTTTATGTTAAAATTTTAACAATAAAAAAAACTAATTTATTTTTGCGGCATGTCTCAAGTAAAAAAAACTAAAATAACCACTGAAGAACGTTATAGAGCCGTGAGGACAGAGTATAAACGGTTATCAGACATTCAGGAGTATGGAGTGCAAAAACACTCTTTTGATTGGATTGTAGCTTCTGTTGCCCAGCGTTTTTTCTACAGTACCGCAACTGTAGAAAATATCATATTTCATCGGGTATAGATTGCAAGAATTAAGAAAATATAATAGTAAAGACCCGTTATTGCGGGTCTTTACTATTATATAAGTGTTTGATAAGATGTTTCAATTTCCATCCCGCTGAAGGTTCCTTCTTCCTGTATTCCGGCGGCTGATTCGTCTCTTATAATACATTCAAAAACTATTTTATAAAGATTTCCGGATCCGCCTATATCTTCAGGATTGAATCCTACTTTTCGCATATTGTTGTAGTTATTTCCTGAAGTACCGTGAAAACGCCCGTTAATGAAATCCATTACTTTTAAAAATTTTATTGCATCCTCTTGGTTATAAGATCCCGCGAAGCTATTTGCCAATGTCTCATAAAAGAAAAAGCAATCGATCTGTAAGATGATCTGTTGAACCTTTTCTGATAGATCGGTAATGTTTTTAGTCCGAAATGATAAAAATACCGCCGGTGCAGGAAAGTTAAGTTCTTCAGACAAAAAATTTACCTGATTATACCAAAGATCAATCCAGTGCAATGGTGTTTTCTTTTCAGAACCGATAATTGTATTTAAATTTCCGTAGATTTCGAATTCATCATCTGTGAGGTCGGCTGATAAAATCCCAGCCATTTCTAAATATAAATTACTCCAACTTTCCATATTATAAATTTTGAAATTTTCTTACTATATAAGCAAAGAACCACTCATCGAGTCCATCCATCATTTTAGCACTTTCACCAATAAACTGACGTTTAGGCATTTTAACTTCAATCATATCCTTTTTGGTAAGTGCCATCCATTTCCATTTTTCATTTTGCGTTTTTTTAAACATGTACCAAAAGTATTTTCTACTTTTTGCAGTTACTTTTATTTTCATCACACCCCCATCATTATGAATCCCTGCGTACGGTGCGTAGCTTCCGAACACAAGCTGATGTTTATTACCAGCTAAGACTTTTATACTTTCCAGTAAAAAAGATGTTGAGACTAACAAAGCTCCGCCTGATCTGTAATCAGGGCTTACCCTGTTTTCCCAAGCTTCAAAATTTCGATCCGTAAATCCTCGATTCCTGAAACTATCTTTAAAAAAGTTCACGCAATATACCATTGCATAACGCCGGGAATCATTAATTGCATCTTTGGCGATTGACCCGAAATCAGGTACTTCTGTTTTTATATCCATTTTTTTGTATATTTGCAACGAAGAGAAGAGCGATCTGATCTTCTTCCTTTTGGGCGCAAGGTTAAAGCGCCCATTTTTATTTTAATAAATCCTTTACTTTTATAGTTATTGCAGTCTTTCCGGTAACGATAATAATCTCATCAAACGAATCCTTATAGTGCGCTAAAACATGTCCTTTTAATTGATTTTTGAAGGTTTCCAACGTATACGGATAGTCTTTTGTAATATCAAAAACCACCTTTTTGCAACCTTGCTTTTTTGCTGAACTTAGATTCGATGATATGTTTTTGCCTCTTTGCTCCTTTCTGTCTGCTAATTCGCCATCAATAAGGTATTCCGGATTCTTATGATTTTGTACATCTATATGCGGTCTTACAAATACATTTCTCTCCAATTTCTCAACGATAACCATTGCTGTTTCAATGTTTGCTATCTTGTCAGTTTCATCGGCAAAGATGTTGCTATACACTTTATTTCCTTTTTTTGATTTGTAAGCTTCATCATACGGTGCATTTAATTTCATGTATTCAGCATTTACTTTTGCTTTATGATCCATATTGAGAAGCTTAAAGAACCCACCTTTTTTGGTGAATATCTCTTCATCCAGTGCAACATTTCCGCGGAACTCAGGCATAACTGATGGATCATCAATTTTTCCGGGCGTTGCTTTTGCAGCAGTCTGTACAATGTAGCATCTGCATCTCCATCCATTGGGTGTATAGTAAACTCTCCAAAACACATCTCCAATTGGTTTTATAACTCCGTTTAGCAACTGGTGTTCCGGACGTACTCTATCATCACCAATCGTTCTGTATTCGAGATTTGGGAAAAGATCAGCATTCTTTAAAAAACCTTTCCATTGTTCTGCTGCTTGAGCACCTTTTATCCCTGTTTGATGTTCAGCCTGAAGATAGTTTTGATTAAATTTTATATTCGTTTTCTTCACTTCCTTCAGGAATTCCGGAAATTGCCTGATTCTTCCTTTGTCTAAAAGCTGATTGTTCATTTCCTGAAGCTCTCCCAGTGTTTTTGCACTTGAAAACTGCCACAGATTCTTTTTAAACTTTTGTACAAGCGAGTTAGGTTCTTTCATGTCAAACTTAACCCACTGATCACCATATACTGTCTTAGTGCCGGAAGATAAATCTTTATAAATCTGTCTTACCATATCCACATTTAAATCTGAAGGTTTCATTTTTCCTTCATGTAGATCCTGAGCAATCTTTTCAATAAGTTTATTATACGGTTCCATACTTATTGCTAAGAGAGCGTTTGTCTTCATTGTTGAACACTCGTGGCAATCGCAGGAGTCTGCAGTATAAGAAGCTTCAATATTTTTTAAAATGGATCTTGTTTGTAAAAAAGCGTTTATGTCACGACTTTTTTTTTTGAAGCCACTGGTTCCGGTTTGGCTGTAGCTGTTCCGGAACTGGAATCTTTAATCCCTAAAATTTTTAGCCCGGTTATCTGTTCGATCTGCTGCGGATCAAAGTCGAAATACCCTCCTAAAGCCTGAATAATTTTAATCAGCTTGTCGATGGTCATTTCGTCTTCATCGTCCCATTCAAAATCAAAATTCGCTAAAGAAGAATATGCAGGTGATAACTTTACAAGAAGTGGAATCAGCTTTTCATTCACTACATTTCTAACAAGAAGTTTATCTGAAGTAAACCTAAATTGTGCTAATTCAAATTGGATTTCAACAGAACCCACAAAGCCTTTTTCATCTGTTAATCCGGTTCCTCCCAATATACGTTTTGAAACTTCATTATCTGCCCTTTTAATAAGTCCGTCAAATGCTTCCTGACTGTTTGTAGAGGATATATTTGGAATCTCAAATTTTTCATTTCCTCGACCGATCATGAAATTGTTAGATTTGAAATTCGTTGCCATTTCAAAAAGCTCAAGAAGCCTTTCGTCATCTTCACGGTCAGTGGTGACAAATAAGGGCGGTACTCCATACTTTTCAATAAAATCAAGCCATGAACCCAACCCTAACTTTTTAGCTAATATAATGGGTGCAATTAAAGCCCGGGTTCCTAAATCCTTGTAGTCTTTACCAATTTGAATGTAATATGTGGATAGTGGACCAAAACGATAATCTTCACCCGTTGTTTGTCCCGGTTCCTTCAGAATGATTCCTTTTTTAGCGTTAAAAAAAGGCTGTTTAATTTCAGTTACCTCTGTTAATATGCCTTCTTCATTAGTTTTGAAAACTTCAATTAGTTTCGTTCCGTCGAATTTGTATTCAATAACTAGCTTTATAAATTCCTGAAACCATAATGTTTTAAAAAGCTTTTCAGCCTCTTCATCACGCTCCTTAGATGTTTTTCCAACAAGTTTGAACGGCGATTGCTGTGTTTTTGCAATCCTTGTTTCGATTGTAGATTCGAGATGATTATCTGTTTTCTGATTTTCGTACAAAAGATGTAGGTTTTGTTTATCCGGATTATCCGGATCAGTCGCCAACATTACTGCCGTTTTCCATGACTCAAGGGTTTGAGCACTCATCATTGATGCCTGATGCTTTACTACATCTGAAGGCATTGATGTATTCTGCCTCTTCCCAGCAGCAGCTGTGAGGTTCAGTTGAGTATATGAAGCATTTCCCAAAAAGAAAGCTTCCGCGACTCTATATATTTTATTGGCTTTTAAACGCTGTTTAAATGGTGTTTTCATTAGATATAGAAGTTTTCATTTTTAAGATTTCCGTAAAGCATTTTAGAAGCGTTGGTTCCCGGACTGGATGGATCAACAGTCTTTGCTGGCAGATCATCGAACTTTATAATTCCGCGGTGCATTTTATCCAGTTCTCGCTCCGCCCATTCTAAATCCTTTTCGACATCTGAAGATATTTTTCGCATGGGATTACGCTTCTTTATATCATAACCAACCATTTTTGCTAGTATCTTTATTATGTGGGGATGACGGACTGGTGTACTGAAAATTGTTTCTACATTATAGTATTTGGAAATCATGGATTTAATTTCTGTGATCCGGTGCGATTCCAGTTCGTCTCTTGCTTCTTCAAAATCGGCAGTGCTTTCGTTCAGCAGTCTTTCCTGCGTGTAAGCTTTTAAGTCTTTATCTTGTAAATAAATCATATCCTTTCGTTTTTAGGTTTCATTTTTCCCATAAGTGGTTTTCGTTTTTTTTGAGGTGTAAATTTTTCAAGTTTTTTCGTACATGCTTCGTGGCTATCAGGAAAATCATCATGTCCATTATAACCTGGTTCTATTCCTTTCAGCTGGCTAACCGCAACCTGTGTATCGTTATTGCCTTTTATAGCCTTATTCCAATAAATTCTGTTATTTTGATAGTAAGATACCAATGACATAATTCGGTCTTCTTTATTACCTTTAATAACTACTTTTACTAATCTTAAATTAACACCTTCTTCTTCCTCTACTTCTTCAATAGTTCTTTGCACTTCATCATTCCAAAACTGGGCTTCAAATTGCCAATGGACTCTTACACCTGAAGGAAGATTTCTTTCAAAGTGACACATCCATTGTAAGCCGGCTTTCATTTTGGTTTGCTTACAAAATAGATCATATATGTGAAATTTTTTTTCTTTTAAACCTTCAACAGTGACAGAATTGTAATCACTTGTATCATTACCAGCATACGCAATATCCCAATGTCCAACAATGTGTTCAAAATCCTTCAGGTTCATATCTACCCAATTGAACATTTCATCTTTGAAAACGGTTCCTTCAACGTGCGGTTGATGATTATATTCAGCATTTCCTGCAAGTGTTCCTATTCCCTCAAAAGGATCCTCAATAAGGATTTTGAAATAATCATCGGAGTATTTTTGCCACCACGTAGGTTTATATGTTATCGGATCATAGGCGCAAACTTCGTGAACAATCCATTTAGGATGTTTATCCTGAAGTTTTGTCTGTATCATTACGGGAGCAAAGCGATTATTAGCCTGCCACCATCTGCGGTATTCACCATCCATACAAGGAATAAGATCCTGCTCCACCCATCTAACAACTTCGTTTTGTCTTTTGGGATTTTTCACCAACTGCTTATCTTCACAGTCACCCATTACAATCATGTTAGGTCTTAGGTTTTTCACTCTCAAACCTCTTACAGATTGCCCCATTCCTAAAGCCTGACCTACGAAGCCTCCTTTTGTAATGAATTTTTTATCTTCCCAGCTTCCGATTTGATGCTGTTCTCCGAAATCTGAAATAATTCTTGGGTTAGCTTCGAACTCTGCTTTGATATCTTCAAGCAATTGCTTTGCTTTATCAAAGCTGTTACCAATGATAACAAGGTATACGGGTTCGCCACATAACCACCTCCAAAAAGGAATGATGATATTGCTCCATACAGATTTTGCAAGTGCACGTCCCCATTGGCAAAAACCTTTAAAAGTTTTATGCTTTGCAATAAGTTCTGCAAATTCAATTTGAAAATCAGCACAGGCTGCTGTAGCGTAATGTGGGAAATAGTGTTCTACCATTCCACGGATATCTGTATGATAGCTTTTAATCCTATCCTCCTTTTCTTTCTTGGTTTCATCGAGATTAGGTGAGCCAGCAGAACGTGCAAATTCGAGTTTCTTCAGATATGCTTCTAATGCCTCCTTATCTGTTCTTTTCATGTATTCATTCGTTATTAGTATTTTGATTGATTTAAAAAGCGTTTAAACGCCTTTTAAACGTTATTTGTAGACAAGGGCGGCTTGCAATATGTGATCGTGTTGAAAATCCAAAGTTTTCATATATGTTTTTTCATCATGTTGCCTCAGATCACTAAAGATCTTTTCCATGATTTCGATGTATTTGGTAAGCGTAATCTTATTTTCTGTGTGGAAGTTTGCTAAGGTTTTATTCCACATTGCAATTCCTTGATCAATAAATACGGTTTGTCGCTTTAAATCTTTTGCTTCAGATTTAAGTTCTGATATCTGTGTTTTAAGTTCAACCTGTATATTCTTATTGGAAACCTCCCGAACTTCTTTTTCTAATATTTTGATCTGTTCTGGAAATTCTTTTATCTGTTTCATGATATCAAGTCGCTCTACAGCAAGATCGTCAATAACCTGCTGTATTCTGTCTAACCTTTCACCTGATTGGTTTATTTTGGAATCACGAATACTTTTCCAGTTTCCATTCTTGATCCAATCGCCGACGGTATTTGGTCTCACTTTGCATTTAGTAGCGATTTCTTTAGCCTCGAGCTTCTCTTCCGTATAGTAGAAAAAGGCGAGGTTCTTCTGCTCTTGTTTTGCCATTAGTATATAATTAATGAAGCAAAATTGCATGCTATTAATATTTCTGTGAAATTCTGATACTAAATCAGACCGTAAATCGTACTGATTTAGTATCAGATTCTTACTGATTCAGTTTGCCGATTTTACAGAGAAAAAAAACATCCGAAAATTTGCCATTGTAAAACGAACGGAATGGCAGTTAAAAAGATGAAAATTGAAGCTTCAGTAATTAATGGAGTTTTGAATTTAAGAGTTTCAGGCAGAATTTGGCAAGGTGAATTAGCAAGCACTTTCAAATGGGAAATTGATGCCGCACTGGCTCAAAACATTTCCACTGCTCAACTCTATCTCAATACTGAAGGAGGAAGTGTTTTCGAGGCAGAAGAGGCTATTAATGAACTTTTACGACTTGGAAGGGAGAATGTGAAAATCACAGTCGGGGCATTGGCGGCTTCCGCCGGAACAAAATTTCTTTGTGAATTTGAAGCTGTTGCTTATAAGACTTCTCAATTCATGATTCATAAGCCGCTAACCTTTATTAGTGGTAACGAAGATCAAGTTAAAGCTGATCTGAAGGCTTTGGGAAATGTTACCAATATCTACCGTTCAGCCTATGCTAAAAAATTCAATATGACGGAAGCTCAGATCGATGAGCTATGGAAAAATGATTATTGGATGGATGCCGCAGAGGCAAAAGAAAAAGGCTTAATCACTGCAATTATCGATGAAGAAATTGAAGTCGATGAAACTACAGTAGCAATGATGGTTGCTTGTGGATGCCCTAATGTTCCTAAACCTAAAACAAAAAAAGAAAATTCAAACAACAATACAAGTATGGATATAAACCAATTAAGAGCGGCATTAGGAATGTCCGCAACTGCAACAGAACAAGAAGTTCTTGACAGATTATCGCAAAACAAAGCCACAGCTGATCAAGCAGCTGTTACTGCTGCTACTGCGAAACAAAAGAGTGAACAAACCGCTGAAACATTTGTTAATAAGGCGATTTTGGATAAAAAAATTACAGCTGATCAAAAACCTATCTATGTATCTCTACACATTCAGGATCCTGCCAATACGGAAGCACTTTTGAATGCAATGAACGGGGTAAGTGCTGCATCTGCTGGAATTAAAGAAACAGCTGCCGGAAAAGGAGCAGCAACTGGTAGGGAAAATTGGGGAATCGAAGATTATCTCAAAAATGATCCTGAGGCTTTCAATTCTCTTTGTGAAACTGATCCGGAATTGGTAAGAAAAATGAACGCTGCTTATTCACTTAAAAAATAATTTTTACTAATAACTATGTCACAAAAAGTAGTAAGCGTAATGGCGCTTAAAAATGAGTTGGCGGTAACTGAATTGGTTAAAAACTTTAACCACGAACATACCTGGCTTCAGGAAGTTCCTTCAAAGCCGCAATGGGTTGGAAATGATGTTATCAAAATCCCTCTTCAAGGAGCAGCGCCAAAGGTGTTAATTGATAACAAAATTTATCCGATTAACGGTTCTCAGCGTGAGGATGGTCACATTAAGATTTCCCTTCATAAGTATGAAACAGAAAACACTGAGGTAACAAGTGAAGAGTTGTATGCATTACCATACGAAAAGGTAAATGATGTTCAGGTTCAACATCGTGAGACCTTGGAAGATGTTACAGCTGAACATGCTTTGCATTCTATTACACCGCAAAACGATACTGCAATTTCGCCAGTATTAGTTACAACAGGACCCGATGATGGAACGGGAAGAAGAAGATTGGTTACAAAAGACTTAAGAACTTTGAAATTGAAACTTGATAAATTAAAAGTTCCTAAGAAAGGTCGTGTATTGGTGCTTTGTTCTGATCATGTGGATGATTTGCTTGAGCAGGATGAAAAATTCAATCAACGTTACATGAACCACGAAGATGGGGCAATTGCGGCTAAGTATTATGGATTTAAGATATACGAAAATATTTATGCTCCAGAATTTACAGATGCAGGAGAGAAAATTCCTTATGGTAGTTCTACTGAAGGAAAAGAAGCTTCTGTTTGTTTCTTCGCGCCAATGACTGCAAAGGCTCCGGGAACCGCTGAAAGATTTGCTCTTGATAAAACTCAGAATCCTGAAGGTAGAAAACATGTAATCGGCTTCGAGATGCATTGGGTATGTGTGGCTATCAAGGATGAAGGAATTGCGGCTATTAGATCGGGAAAAGCAGCTTAACAAAAACAAATAATACATAAACTCTATTAAAATTACAAAAGTCATGTCATTGAATCAATTATCATTAAAAATCGCTCAAAGCCAAAACGGTGTTCAAGAAGTTCCAAAAAATAGTAATGCAGGACCTGCGGTGGAAAGTTATCTTAAAAGTGTTGGGCTGGGTAAAGGATACGCTTGGTGCATGGCTTTTGTTTTCTGGTCGGTAAAAAAAGCCGCTGAAGAATTAAAAATCACAAATCCCTTAATTAAAACAGCTGGAGTATTACGGCAGTGGAATGAGATCAATCCTAAGCTAAAATTTGCAACACCAAAACCCGGAGATATTTTTATTATGGATTTTGGAAAAGGTCAAGGGCACACGGGATTTATTGTGGAAGTCTACAGTAATGGTACGGTAAAAACCATCGAAGGAAATACCAATGATGACGGAAGTCGCGAAGGGTATGAGGTGGCTTTTAGGACTCGAAAAAACTCAGCATTTAAAGGATTTATCAGAATACCAAACTAACCATGAAAAACATTGTCATATTTATATTTTCTTTCTTACTGGGGTGTTTGCTTTTGACTTCGTGCAAAAGCAAATCCATCCCCGGAGAAACTACAGAAACAATTATTCACAAAACTGAAGTCGTAAAGGATACGATTCTAAAAGTAGAAAGAGATAGTTCTTATTATTCAGCGTACATCGACTGCGTGAATGGGAAGCCTGTTTTAATACAGTCTGAAAAGCAGATCAGGGAATACAATGAAAAAAATCCGGGCGCGTACGCAGAAGCTCCAAAAAGTAAAGCAGGCAGATCGATTCGGGCTCCAATTGTAAACCTTCAGGACGGTCAGTTGAAAGTAGACTGTCAAAAGGAGGCAGAAAGTATCTTTTTTAAGTGGAGAGAAAACTTTGTCCGGGAGTGGCAAATTAACAATAAGGCTGTTCCTGTTGAAAAACCCTTAACAACATTTCAAAATGTAAAAATGTGGATTGGAGCCATTGTGATTTGGGCTATTGGATTAGCCGCCTTGGCATTTTTAATCCGTTTTATTATCTCTAAAAAATTAATATAGTGAAAAATACACACTCATTACAGCAACTAATCGATATTGCTGCTACAACGTTTCAAAACGAAAAGTACGCTGATATACATAAAGTACATGCCTCTGAAGATGGTTTCGTTTTCATCGAAGAAAACAGGGCAAAAATCCATTGCGAAACTATTGAAGGTCTAAAATATCATACCATTACCAAAATTGAAGCTTTAAATGCTTCGGAAGATCAGGATCTCGAAAGTCTAATTAGCTCTGATGATGTTGACTTATCGGAACTCAAAGCAAGATATGAGGAGCTTTATGGTAAGGCAGCACACCACAATATTGGTGAAGAAAAGTTGAAAGACTTGATTGCTGCTAAGGAAGAGGAATTAAATGCTGTAGCATTAAACAATAAGGACGATCAAAACTCTTAATAAATGGGAAGATTACAAGCCATAAAATTTAAAAAAGCAAACGGCGGTCTGGGAAGGACTGCCGGAGCTACAGATAATGTTTCCCTTCTTGTTATTGCAATGAGCATAGCCGGGTCATCATTAGTTTACGGGCAGGCAAAAGAGTTACTGGAGGTGAAAGATGCTGAAGTATTCGGAATTACAGAAGCTTCAGATGCTAATAATAAAACCTTGGCATATCACCACATTTCAGAAAATTTCAGACTAGCACCGGAAAGCACTTTGTATATTTTGCCCGTTGAAGCCAATTCAACGATTCAAACTAAAATTGATGTCACATTAAGTGCTCTTAAAATCAATAGAGCAATCAAAGGAGTTGGATTTGTTGGATTTAAAAACGATTTGTCAACTCTCCCCGGTGAAGTGGATACTATTCAAACTGCTTTAGTCGCTGAAGCTGCAAAAGAAGGTATTGATTTAGATTATGTCATTTTGGAAGGAAGAGGTGCAGCGGCTGAAATTCTTATTAATGATCTACCTGATCTTTCGACAAAAAATGCACCAACTTGTACCGTTGTGATTGCTCAGGATCGTGATGTTGCTGCTTTAGATGTTGCTAATGCAAAATATGCTGCTGTTGGTGCTTATTTAGGAATGATCAATGTGAGAAATGTCGCTGAGAATATTGGATCGGTTAATATTGAGAAAAAGCCGGAAGAAAGCTTATCATTCGATACCTATCCTCTTACCAGTTCCGGAACTGGAAGATTTATTAACGTTGGAATCTCTACCGGACAGAGTTTGCAGGAATTGACAAACGTACAGATAAAGGCTCTTAATGATAAAAAATACGTTTTTGCAGCCCAATATGAAGCTGAAGCAGATTTTTATTTCAGTAATTCTCCTACATGTGTGACGGTTGCCAGTGACTACTGTTACATTGAGAGAAATCGTACTTGGAATAAGGCGAAAAGATTAATTAACAGAACGCTATTACCAAAAGTAAAGTCAAAAGTTCCAAAGGATCCTGCTACAGGATTTGTCAGAACCACTACTGTAAGCAATTGGGAAACTCTTCTTGAAAAGGCATTGGATCAAATGGTAAATGCCGATGAGATCAGCGGTTATTCTTTGTTCTTAGATGCGCAACAGTTTCCAGATGAGGAAACGCCTTTCAAAATTCAATGTTCTTTAGTTGCTCACGGAATTGTACATGAGTTTGAAATTGATTTAGGCTTAACAAATAAAATTTAATCATGAGAGCAGGTAGTATTATAAACAGTTTAGGAAAGCTTCAGGGCTGGAACAGTATAACCACAAACCTTTTTGGACATGATGTAGTAGGTATTACAGAATTGGCATACGATGATTCAGAAAAGAAAGAAAACGTATATGCTGCAGGTAAGTTTATGGTAGGTAGATCTGAAGGGAACTATGAGCCTAAAGCTTCTATTACTTTGCTAAAAGAGGAAGTCGATGCTATTCTTGATACTTTGCCGCCCGGCACAAGGCTTCAGGATATCGAAATGTCAGACATCGTGGTTCAGTTTGCAATGAAAACAGGACGTATCAGAAAGGATATCATTCGTAATGCTGAGTTTACAGGTAACTCAGTGGACATTAAACAAGGAGATGGTTCAATATCAGTAAAGCTGGAGCTTATCATTTCGCATATCGATTGGAACGTTCGATAATTTTTTAATAACATTTAAACATCATTTAAAGTGGAAAACTTACAAATTACAGAAAATACAGAAGTACCGGATTTCGGAAGATTTACAGAAGATCAGGTAAAAAATGCTAAAGCGAAGTATGGTAAAAGATTAAGATATCTGAAGGTGAAAACCGAAGACGGAGATTCAGAATTTATTATCAAAAAACCTAGTCGTGCAACTTCAATGGCAGTCTCTGATGCTATCAATAAAAAAGATGAAGATCTTGCTTCAAGAATTATGCTTGAAAATTGCGTTGTCGAGGGAGATAAGGAAGATATCGAAGAAGACGCTGTGGTTTTTACAAAGGTTACAACATTCATCACTTCGATGGTTAACGATGCGGAGATTGAGGTAAAAAAGTTATAGAAGCCTCCTTCATCGAAATAAAAGACGATGATGAAGGCAATCCAATATTGGATTTAGATAATTTAAGAAAAACAGATGCAATCATACGTACAGTTTATCATATTGATCCCAGTACACTATCGGACAAAGAGTACGGAAAACTTGTAGCAGATTACGCTTTTGTAAAACGCTTTGAAAGTGAAATTAATAAGGTAAACTTTCAGAGTGCCTTGGTTGATGTCATCAATCAATTATTTCCGGACAAAACAAACACTTTTTAAAAACTAATAACCAATAAAAGCGGTGTACATCACCGCTTTTATTTAAAATCAATTAATGAGTACAGCAACTACAACATGGGTTTTAAATATTTCGGAAAACATTATTCCGAAGTTTAAAAGCATGCAAAATGAAGGAAAAGCTGCTGGAGATAAAATTGATGACTCCTTTGAGAAAGCAGGTGACGAAATTGAAAAAACAAAAAAGAAAGCTGATAAGCTAAATGATTCTCTTAAGAAAACTTCTGCAATGGATTGGGGCGCGGTTTCCAATGGGCTGAGAAGTTTAAATGATCGCTTGAAAGATACAGTTAAACCAGGGGCGGATTTTAATTCTGCTTTTCATGATTTGAAAGCTCTTACGGATGCAACTGATCAGCAGATGGAGAAAATGGCATTAAGTGCCCGATCATTATCTAAAGAGTTTGGTGGTAATGGAGCCGCTCAATTAAATTCTTATCAAGGTATTTTGGGTAAACTCGGTCCTGAAATTGCGCAGAATGATGCTGCACTAGCTAAAATGGGAAGAAATGTATCCGTTCTATCTAAAACTATGAAGAACGATGTTACAGGGGCTACAGATGCTCTTACCAACTCCCTGATTCAGTTTAAAGTTGATCTGAGTGATCCAATGAAGGCAGCTGAAGAAATGGACAGGATGATGAACGTCATGGTTGCTTCAGCTAGAGCCGGATCAGTGGAAGTTCCTGAAATATCAAAAGCATTATCTGAAGCCGGTGGGGTTGCTAAAATGAGTAATTTGACATTTGAAGAAACGAATGCATTGCTACAGGGAATGGCAAAAGGTGGTGTCGAAAATGCAAAGTTAGGAGTTGCGGCTAGAAACGCTATTTTGAAAATGGCGGCTCCTGTAACGTTAAGCAATGATGCTTCTGCCTATCTTCAGGCTTATGGTGTAGACCTGAAGAAAGTATCTGATACTACAATTCCATTTGCTGAACGTTTACGAGAATTGCAAAAAATCGGTCACGATATGAACGCCCTGGCGTTGATATTTGGAACTGAAAACGTACAAGGCGCTCAGGCGATGCTCTCAACTATCAATTACCAGGAGGAACTTACCGCTAAAGTTACAGGCACTAAAGATGCCTATGATATGGCAAAAGAAACAATGGAATCCTGGAATGAAAAAATGGGCAGAGTAAAAGCCAAAGTTGAAGATTTTAAAACAGGAATTTTTGAGTTCATTGCTCCAGTAACCGCCTTCACGGAAGCTGCTACTGAAACACTAGCGGTAGGTTCTGATCTTGCTGCCGTCTATACGGGAACCGTTGATCCGATTAAAAATTTCGTAAAATGGATTAAAGATGCGGGAGTAGGACAGAAAATCCTGAGTGCGTGGACGGCTACTTCTACATTTGTTCAAAACGCTTGGAATGCCTCTGTCCAAGTCGGTCCTCTAAAAGCTTTCTCAATGTGGATCAGAAATTCAGCATTAGGACAAAAGCTATCAGCTGCGTGGACTGCAATTTCTACGTATGTTCAGAATGCATACAATGCCTCTGTCCAAGTCGGTCCTCTAAAAGCTTTTACTATGTGGATTAGAAATTCAGCGCTTGCTCAAAAGTTATCGACTTTATGGACAGGAGTAGCAACGGCAGCACAATGGGCATGGAATGCTGCTTTAACTGCCAATCCTATTGGGCTATTAATTGTAGGAATAGCAGCTTTAATAGGCTTCGTTGTTGCTGCAATAGCTTACTGGGATGATTGGGGTGCAACATTTATTTGGTTACTCGGTCCGATAGGACTTATTATTTCGGCATTTAAAAATATTTATGATAAATGGGATTCGATAAAAGAAGCCTTTAAATCAGAAGGTATTATTGGCGGTTTGAAAAGGTTAGGAACTGTTCTTTTAGATGTTCTTTTAAAGCCACTTCAACAAGTTTCTGGGTGGATAGATAAAATATTTAATACTGATCTTAGTTCAGGAGTTAAAAAGCTTCGTGGTGAACTAGATCTTATTACTGAGGATGAACGAAAAAAAGAAGCTGAAGATGCGAAGAAAGAACGCGAAGAAAATACAGCAAAATCTCCTAACCCTTCTGCCAAAGTTGTTAAACCTAAAAAATTAACTGATAAGGAAAAGATAGATATCGCTATCAAAGAAGGTCGTCTGGTTATGTATATGGGTAAACCTGTTCTTCCGTCTACCCGTGATCGTATTGAAGCAGAAAAAGCTAAAACACCTCCTACAACTTTATCTCCGGAATCTATCCTTGGAAAGGATAAAGATAAGAAAAAGAAAAAAGGAAAGAAAAAAGGAGAAGGAAGTGATGGTGAAACTTCAACAGGAAGCGGAAATGGAGGCTCGGTAAAATCAATTACAGTAACCGTCACTATGAATAATCATTTTCATGTAGATAAGTCTTACGGATCCTTAGAAAATGTTGCCAACAAAGTAATAGGAAAAATTAACGATCGTCTTCGTGACAGTATAGTAGCAATCGATTAAAATGGCAAAAGATATATTATTAAATGAAAGTAATGAGCCTGTTATTTTGAACGGTGATTTCAGGATAGGCGAAAGTGAATTGCAGGAAGTTGCCTTGATATTACAACTAAGACAGGGAGAATTAAAAAGTGATCCGATTTTAGGTGTAAACATGCAGCATTTTATCAAGAGTCGGGAAAGTAAAACCGCAATAGAAAGAAAGGTGAAATTGCATTTGGAACGTGATAATAAGCGTTACGATGATGTTATAAAAAAAATAAATATTAAATCAGATGGATAGGAGATACGAAATATCGCAACTTTTTAAACTTGCATTTGGTGTTAGCAGTCCGGTGTATCTTACTGTTCCCATTGGAAAAAGAAAAGATCCGGAAATAACATATCCAACAATCCCGGTGAAGGAATCAGAACTGGAAGAAGCGGATCGTCTTAGTCGTTTTGGAACTCCGATTGTTTTTCCTGTGAAATTCTTAGGAGGTTATTATAAAAATTATGATAGCAAAGGAAAGCTATTTAATGTTCAATATTCAGACTTTTGGTTTCCGCCAGCTACAATGGTAGACTTCAGTCTTAGTAAAGTTATTACAAATACAAATGTTATTGGTGGTGATGGGACTGTTAAAGAAATTTTTGGATTTGACGATTGGGATATTAGAATTAGAACAATATGTATCACTGATGAAATTTCCGCTCGGGACTACGAAAAAAAAATTATAGAATGGTTCAGAGCCGTCCAATCAATAAAAGTGGAAGGTGCATTATTTACTACAAAAGATATTCATTCAATTACATTAGATAATATTGATGTAAAAAGTATTGAAGGCAGTCCTAATGTTATACCAATTGAATTATCCTGTTCAAGCGATAAACCTATAGATCTATTACTATGACGTTAGCAATGTGTTGCGAAATACAATTTTCACCAAAAGTAGGTAAGCCATTTTTTATTTATAAAATAAATAATGTAGAAATTGAAAAAAGTTGGAAAATGCTCACTTCTACAGCTGAAATAATATTGCCTCGAAATGTAATTAATTTTGATACAAGAAAACCCAAAGAGGTATTTCCTAGTGATACAAAATGTATTATTAAACTTGGATACGATGGAAAGTTAATTGAAGAGTTTACGGGTTACATTTCTCAAGTTTCAGCCGATTTTCCTATTAAAATAAAGCTGGAGGATGAAATGAGAATGTTGAGAAGAATACCTGTTAATTTCTCAGCAAAAAGTACAGGGCTTAAAGAATTTGTATCAAAGTATGTGAAAGATTTTCCCATAGATATTGATGCGGATATCCAGCTTGGAGCTGTTAGGTTTAGTAAAACTACTTTAGGAGAGGTTTTCGATAAAATGCAAAAGGATATGAGTATTTACAGCTTTGTTAGGAATGGAAAATTAACCATTGCAAAACCCTATTCAGATGTTGAAAATGAACATTATTTCGATCTCGAACGTAATTGCGTAGATAATAGCCTTAACTACCTCAGTAAAGAAGAGCGGTTGGTTAAAATAGTAGGAAAATCAATTTTCGGGAAGGGCAAAAAACTGGAGTTTGAGTTTGGGGATGATCAGCCAAAAGAAACGATAAACTGGACTTTTTCCTTCAGGGAAAAAAAAGATCTTGAAGCTGCTGTGAAGAAAATGTATAATGATCGGAAAAAAGAAGGTTTTGACGGAACGTTTACCACCTTCGGATTGGATAGTGTATCACATGGAGAAAAGGTTCATTTAACAAGCACATTATACCCGGACAGGGTTGGAACGTACTATACTGATAGAGTAAAGAAAAGTTTTGGAAAAGAAGGATATCGTCAGGAAATAGAAATTGGACAAAAAGCATACTGATGAGTAATGAGATTGATCAATTTGCTGTACTAACAGCAAGGAATAATAAAAACAGGCAAATTAAAGTTCTGCAATGGGCAACCGTATTATCCGTTGACTGGGAAGATAAAACGTGTGATGCTAAAGGAATTGATGACGGACTGGAGTTTTATAATGTACTAATAGGCGCGGGATGTTTTGATATGAAACCGAAAATAGGATCACTAATCCTTATCGGTATAATTAATAATGATGAAACCACACCTGTCTTGCTTAGTGCAGAAGATATTGAAAAACTAGAAATAAAAGCTGGAGTTTGTGAATTGACTATTGATAATGGTTTTTTGCTTAAAAAGGAAAATGAAACATTGAAAAAATTGATGGTTGATCTGCTTCAGGAAATTCAGAACATGAAATTCACCACTAATACAGGTAGTACGATAAACTTAATTAATCAACCTCAGTTTTTAAGTTTAGAAAATAGGTTTAAAGACTTTTTAAAATAGAATTTAATGCCAACTTCAGAAGATAGACTAAAAGAAAAAATCATTCAAGTAATGGATCAATGTTCAGCTGAAATAGACAATCCGCAGCAATCTAAAGAAAAGTTTGCTGAAGCGGTAGCAAAGGCTGTCATATTTGAAATTAAAAACATAACCATAACCGCTACAGCTCCAAACGGAGCCGTTACAATTATAAATATAACATGAAACAACTTTTATTAGAGAATGCAGGAATTGTACTGTCAGCATTAGCCACTGGTTTTGGTGGTTGGATTTATGGCAGGAAAAGAGCGAATGCTGAAGCTGATACCCTTCAAATTGAAAACTATGACAAAGGGCTGGCTTACTACCAAAAATTAGTTGATGGACTTGGAAACCAACTCACAAAAGCTATTGAAGAGCTGCGTAAATCTGAAGCTGAGAAGCAGGAAGTTATAAAAAAGTTTTCGGAAGCCACCGAACAAATTCATCAGCTGGAAAGGAAAGTTGAAGATCTTACGAAAGAACTTAAAAAATATAAAGAATTAACAGAAGCAAGATGACAATCACAGTATTAAGCAGTCAGACATTTATGGATATAGCAATACAGCATACCGGAAGTGTTTATAACGCTTTTGCTATTGCTGTTGCCAATGGAATGGCAGTTTCAGACAGCCCTATTTCGGGAAGTTTCCTTTCGATTCCTGAAAGTATTGTGAGAAATGATGACGTGCTGACATACTATAAATCTAATGGAATAAGACCTGCGACTGCATTAGCGGATGAAAATATTTTAGTTGAACGTCGTGGAATTGGATGGATGAAAGTTGGGAACACATTTAAACTAGATTAGTAATGAACAAAACATTTGAAGAAATTTTAAACGAGATGCTTAGCGCGAAAGCTGCGGAACCTCTGTTAAATGATATTGATACGGAGTCTAAAGTATCAATCTGGAGACAAATTTTAATTGTAGTAGCTTGGTGTATTTTCAACTTTCAAAATGCTGTTAATTTATTCCTTCAGGAAATTAAAGACCTAATTGCTATGCAGAAAGTATTTAATCTTCGTAGATATCGATTTGAAGCATTGCGGTTTCAATATGGTTTTGATCTTCTACCTGAGTCAGATCAATTTAAAACTACTTATTTCGAAAATGGTATTGAGGTACAGGCAAACGATGAAAAGATTCGAGAAGCTCAAATTGTGAAATATGCAGCATGTAACAGGGTAATTGATAATGCAAGATCAAAAATAGTTATGAAGATTGCTCCCAATAATCTCGATGAAATATTCCCTTCAGAAGTAATGACCGCATTCTCAAAATACATTGAAGAAATTGCTCCAGCTGGAGATTATGTTTCAATTGTAAATTATCTTCCGGACATGTTGAAAATTGCTTTTAAAGTAAAATATGATCCTATGGTATTGAACTTTAATGGAGTTAATATTTTAACGGGAAAATATCCTGTAGAAGATGCGATTGAAGCGTTTTTAAAAAAATTACCATTCAATGGTGAACTTTCGCAGCAAAGATTAGAAGCGGCAATAATGGAAGTTGATGGTGTAGAGGATTTACAAACAATTCAGATTGAGACAAAATGGATCGACCCGGCACAAAATGGATATGGTTTGTATCAACCTGTAAATATGACCGTAATTCCGGCATCTGGAAGGTTTAAGATAGAAGATTTCACAGGTCTTCAATACATTGTATGAAAGATCAAATTTTTAATATCAGTTTTAAAAAATTATCAATCGAATGGTTGCCATTTTTTATGAGAGTTTTATGGACGATTAAATTCGTATCCATATTGATAACACCACTGGAATTGCTGTATTTAGAGTTTATTAAAATCAGGAAACAATACCTGATAAGATTAAATACGACCAGTCAAAAGTTTTCAATGCAGAAAAGGCTTAATGATAACTTTGATCCTGTAGAAAGGAGAATTGAGATTGTCAAAGCTGTTTTATTTGATTCGTTGTATCTCTACACTAAATCAGAAGATGACCAATGGAGAAGTAAAACAAAATGGTTGTACGGGGATGATAATCCAATTTATATACACACAAAATCAGAGCTTTATTCTGAATTCGATTTTATCGTGAAAGTGCCTTCAGGAATCAACATATTACAGTTAAATGCGGAAATTGAGTATTACATGCTACAGTCAAAAAATTACAAAATAGAATTTATTTAAGATGGGAATAAACATTAAATTTTTACAAACGGGAGGTTTACCACTTACAAATGATCTTCTGAATTCCCTCCAGTCTGCTTATGAAATATTCAACTCAATGGCAAGTTTGGTGGGTAATCTGACCATCATTTCAGGGTGTGAAATGATAGGTTCTTCCGTTAACCCGGGAGTGGTTGCAATTGATGGTGAATTTTATGAATTTGAAGGTGGTTCCGGTTCTACAGTGTTTATCAATGTAGATGAACAAAAAGAAGTATTCCAAGATACTATTAATAAAGTTTTAATAGTGAAAAAAACCGTTCGATTTGGAAATGCACTGAATACCTATCTGTGGTCGGATTTTATAAGTTTAAAAACCCTCAAACAGATGCAATACGATATGACGGGCTTTGCAACGAAATCGGACGTGGAAGCTTTAAAAGAGGAAGTCAATTTGTTAAAAATAAAAACAGCTCCTATCATTAATGGAGGCGTTGTTTGGGCGTGGCGAAAAGCTGAAATTCCTGTTGGATGGAAAGAATGTATCGATTTGCAAGGTAAGGTAATTGTAGGATTAAGCCCAAATGAATCGGAATTTTCAACTTTGGGAGGAGAATACGGAACAAAAACACATACTTTGAGCGTTAATGAAATGCCAAATCATAACCATAGCATCGGAAATGTAGGTGTTGTTTTAAGTGGTAAAAATCACACAAATTCAGGCAGTTTTCAGGCATTTCAAGCTAGTAATGTAGGAACCTCTGCAATAGGCGGAAATCAAGCACATAATAACATACAGCCATCTAAAATATTAAAATTCATAGAACCAAACTTTCAATAAATTATGTCAGTATCATTAAGCACAATATTCAGCTGGTTTGAAACGGGTGACGTTCCCACACAAGATCAATTTCAACAAACCTTTTCTTCATTCTTACATAAAGAAGAGGATATCCCAATGACAAAGATTACCGGGCTAAATAATGCATTCTCAAACACTGTTTCTACAAGTACTTTCAATCTGCATTTAACGGATTCAAACGCGCATAAAACCACATTGGCTATGCTTAACGCCTCCAACCTTAACGAAGATAATAAAGCTGCATGGCGATCTATTTTAGGCATAGGAAATGTCCCGGATAACGTTGGATTAGTGGATGAAGGAGTACAACAGTCCGTATACAATAAAGATCAAGTCAGTGAAATGTTTATGATGTTGGAAGATTTCACAATTGACGGACAAATCCGTGCGGACAAAATAGAAGCTTTAGGTATAACGGATTTAATTCAAGCAACTGAAAATAGCATTGCTCAATTTGCTGCTAATAATTCCCATTATGAGTTTCAGAATAATGATTTTATTGCAATTCCGGCAGCTTCCGGCAGTTATAATTTGTATCTCTACAAAGGCGGTCAAAAAGATGTTGTCGCCAACTATCTGCCCACAGGTTTAACCAATATCACCATCGGAATGGTGGAAGGTTTATCAGTGGAATTGAATAAAAAAATAGATGGTCCTGAAAGTGACGGTTCGTATTTTACAAGACGTTTTCAGGGGGTAAGGTCTCAGCGATTAATTTCCCCGTCAATTTCTTATTTGACTTACTGGAATGGAAATGATCTTGTAGGCAGCTCAATGTACACGGATGGGGCTAAATTTGGAGTGGCTACAACTACACCAACAGAAATGCTACATTTGAATAATGGGCGTTTGAGATCAAAAGGCGTTGTTTTGGATGATAATTCCGAAACAGTCAATAATCAATTGTCCCAAACAGGGAGGAAGCTTTATTTTACAAATAGTGTGGCGTTGAAAACTGAAGTTTTGATGAAAGAAAATCTGCTAACAGAATATTTATCATTACCCACAGCCCTGACGGTTGCTCAAAAAGAACAGTTTGCAACGGCTTGGAATAATCAATATTCAAATGGTCAAATCAATGTTTATTCGATATCGCCCGCAATCATTAAAAATGATCATATCGTGAGGTATTTGGTTCTACAGGGTCTAAACCTAAACTTGAATCCTTCTACCACCTCTGTGAAATTTATCCCGGTTGCCAATACATTAGGATTAGGTGAAATTAATTGTTTGGGGTTTCAGCCTTCAGCAGATGGCACTTCTTTGATGGTTTCAATTTATGGTGATTCTCTTCAGGCGGGTATTCAATACAATATCGTGATCAGAACCACAACCCCAACACAGCAAACACATAGAACACAATCAAATGTAAATGTGGTTACTAACATCAATAGTATAGATACAAGTTCTTTAGGTTGGACTAAAATAGCTTACACCCCAAATCAGGCGGACGTAATTTTGTCAACGAATGGCTCTTTATTTGGCTATTCTTCAAATGCAAATAACAAAGCATATGCTTATGAGCCCAACACATTTGTGGGTGCAATCAAATCAAATCCATTATTTCCTGAAGGTAGCAACTTTTATTTGGAAATGAATGTCAGTGTATCATTTACCCATGTAAATGCTGTGACGGATGTTTATGATTTTTACGGTTATTTGGGATTAATTCAAAGCAATATTGGGTTGGTTCTAAATGACAACTCTTTCATCCGCGTTATTAATTCAACCTTCAGGAGTGGAACTTATTATGCGCCTGTACAATGGAATAATTTGTCAACAATTGCCAATAAAATAGAATCCGGACAAACTGTATTACAAAATGCCAACATTGTGATTATGCGTCAGGGAAACGTTTATACACAACTAATAACTGCCGCGGGCAAAACAATATCCCAAACCATTGTTGCAACAACGGACGCTGTGAGTCTATCGCTTGCAGTAACCAACGGAACGGGATCAAAAAACATTAATGCTTCCATTGTGCAAGCATTTACCTTCTAACCTAAAAAACAAATATTATAATGAATTCTAGTGAAATTATAAACCCAAATGATAAAGAAATGTTAGATAAAATTAGCATGGTCAGTCGTGATTGGTTCGAAATGCCATTACCAGACCACAGAATGTATCCACTTGTAACGCGAAAACTTGTCGTTGATGGATTTGGCAACCTGCCAATGAAAGAGCCGGAAGACCGAATATGCGTTTATGTGAAGCAAGTGTTGATTGAGAAAAGTACGAATCAGGTTTACAAAACCATTGAAATGCCTGTGTGGATCATTTACGAATGGAATCAAGAAGAGGTGATTCGCCCTGATGGCTCCGTAATGACTACCATAATTGAAGAGAATGACGATGCTGGAAATAAGATCGGTGAACAGGAACTTCCTAAAAAGGTACCGTCTGTGCAGTACGTGAAATTTTTAGTAAAATCAAAATCTGCACATCTCGTAGATGTCTTAGAAAGATTTATGATCCAGTATGTAACCATTTTTAAAAATGAAATTGATTTAATATGATAAAGTTTTTTTTAGATGTGTTGCTGTTTTTCATCGCCTACCTTTTATTCTTGCCTTTAACCTTCATTAATTTTATTGTTGTTGCTTTAACAAGCAAAGACAATGCAAATGGCTATTTCAGAAGTACCGCTGTAAATATTGATAAGTTTGGCAATCGTGAGTTCCGTTCGTTGTGGAATTTAGCTTTAAGAAATAAATCCGGTTACAAATTTGGAAATTTTGAAGAAACAATTTCTAGCGTTTTGGGGAAAAATGAACGTGACGGTACTTTGAGTATGATAGGAAAAGTACTTGTTTGGATTTTAAATACGATAGACAAAAATCACTGCAGAAACTCAATTACTGAAATATAAATTCTCTGGAGGAGAGAATAAAAACGTCCTCCATAATTAAAAACTTCCTACAGTATTTTAATAGCTACAAAGCCAGCCATGGAGGACGAAAAGTCTTCTTTGGTTGGCTTTGTTGTTTAATACTGTAGGAGGTGCAAAGATAATAAAACAAAAATTAAATACTATTACCATGAAGTACAATTATGTACAATCACCTTTGCCCTTTCAAGGGCAGAAAAGAAGATTTTTAAAACCATTTAAACAAGCTTTAAATGAATTTCCAGCTGATGCGATTTATGTTGATTTATTTGGTGGATCAGGATTACTGAGCCATACCGTTAAGCAGATGTATCCTGATTCAACAGTTATATATAATGATTTTGATAACTATTCAAATCGTATTGACAATGTAGCTAAAACTAATACTTTACTATCAGATATAAGGCTTATTTGTGCCAAATCAGATGAACGAAAAGAACGTTTACCTGATCATTTAAAATCAGAAGTTATTGATAGGATTTCTAAAGAAGAAGGTTTTGTTGATTGGGTTACCATCTCATCCAGTTTATTATTCTCAATGAAATATGTGACTTCTTTTGAACAACTCAAAAAAGAAACATTTTACAACAAAGTAAGGCTTTCAAATTATACAGCGGAAGGTTATTTAGAAGGAGTTTTGCGTACTAAAAAAGATTACAGAGATTTATTTCAGGATTACAAGAATAATTCGAATGTTGTTTTTTTGGTTGATCCTCCTTATTTATCGACAGATTGCACTACATATAGCCGACCTGATTACTGGAAGTTATCGGACTATTTAAATGTTCTGAAAACAATTGAGGATACCTCATATTTCTACTTTACAAGTAATAAAAGCCAAATCATAGAGTTATGTGAATGGATGCAGACGCGCGGTTATTGTATGAGTCCCTTTGATGGTGGAACAACTGTAAGTGTTAATACATCCCTTACTTATAATGCTAGTTATGAAGATATAATGATTTATAAAGCATAA